GTAAAGTGCGTGAGGTAAAGAAAGAAAGAGACCCAAAAACTGGCGCAGATATTATCAAATCTATTGCCGAGTATTATGTCTATAGTGACCGTGGTACCACAACTCAAACTTATGGTGCATCGGTTAACACAGGTCTAAGAATTGCACCAGAGTCTATCATCAATGTAAACTCTGGTTTAATGGATGCCAAAAATACATTCGTCATTTCATATCTACACAAAGCAATTAAGCCACTCAACCAACTGCGTATGATTGAAGATGCGGTCTGTATTTACCGTATCTCAAGAGCACCAGAGCGCAGAGTATTCTACATTGATGTAGGTAACTTACCAAGAGGTAAAGCAGAACAATACCTAAAAGATATTATGGTCAAGTACCGCAACAAGATGGTCTATGATGCCAATACTGGTGAACTGCGTGATGACCGTAAACATATGTCGATGCTTGAAGACTTCTGGTTGCCGCGCCGTGAAGGTGGTAAAGGTACAGAGATTACCACACTACCAGCAGGTCAGAACCTTGGTGAACTAGAAGATGTAAAATACTTCCGAGAAAAACTATTACAGTCTCTTAATGTACCATTGTCTCGTTTGCAACCTAGCGATGGAGGTATGATTGGTGTTGGTCGTACATCAGAAGTTACCCGTGATGAAGTTAAGTTTACCAAATTCATCATTCGTCTTCGCAATAAATTCTCACAGATATTTGACCATGCTTTGAGAATTCAATGTGTGCTAAAAGGTATTTGCACAACAGAAGAATGGGAAACATTCAAAGACAAGATTTACTATGACTACAAGAAAGACAATAACTTTACCGAATTGCGTGATGCAGAATTGCTCCGCGAAAGAGTTAGTCTATTGCAACTTGTGGATCCATACATTGGTCATTACTACTCTGCTGAATGGGTAAAGAAAAAGATTCTGCAATTCACCGATGAAGATATTCAAAAGATGGATAAGCAGATGAAAGAAGAATCTGATGCTGGTGTTGGTCAACCAGTTATTACTCAAGGTGAACAACCTGAGATAACATCCGAACAATACCCACCAGAAGATAACACAGTTGAAAAAGGTGATTCAGAATCATTGACACCACAACTAGACCAAGATGTTGAAAAATTTTCATCTAAACTAAATAGGCGTTAATATGGATATTAAAACTTTTATTACTCAAGCAATGAACGGTGAAGCTGGTGCCGCCAAAGATACTTTGAACGATTTGCTTTCTGCTAGAGCATTTGAAGCATTAGATACTCGCAAGCAACAAATTGCACAAACACTTTACGGTGACGATGAGCAAGAAGCTGAAACCGTAGAACAAGAAACGGAAACTGTAGAACAAGAATGAAGTCTTTATTAGAATTTAAATCTGCCGTCAACGAAGAAAAATCAGACTACTCAAAGTTTGATGTTCTCGTTCGTGCTGGTTTGGCTAATAAGGCACAGATGCAGCGTATCCATAAAATATTGGATAAGATGCAAGAAGAAAAACCTGTGTTTAATAATGCCGACCGTGCGATTCTACAGAATATGTTCAATCGTATGGTAGATTTGGTTTCTAATAACAAACAGATTTTTACTCAGGCTCGTAAAGCGGTAAGAGAAGATATCAACGAAGATACTTCCAATCCTCCATTTGTTCTATTGTTAAAGCGTAAAGCAATTCGTTTGTATCCTGATGGAACAAAAGTTGCCTTATATTATAATGACAAGATAGATAAGTATTTTTCTTTGCCTTATGGTAATGCAGTTGATGCACCAATCCAGGCAGAAGAAGTTGAAGTAATTGAAGAAGCGGTAATGGATCAGTTACATAAAATTGTATCAGCCAAAACTGGCGATAGTGTTAAGTTTGGTAATGGTGTAACAAGAAAGATTGACCACTTTACTGCATCTGCTATTACGCAGGTACACAATGCACTAAATGATGCCAACAAAAAGAAGTTGGCTGATATGGTGCATAAGAGTCCAGAACACTTAGCTAAAGTTGCTGACTTTGCATTCAGCAAAAGAAAATGAATTTCTTAAAACTATTAGCACAGAATAAATTAGAAGAGGCAAAGCAAAGTATATTTGACCGCCTAAATGAGATTGTTGCACAGAGATTGCAAGAAGCAAAACGTTATGTGCAGGCAGATGTGTATGAAGAAGTAGAAGAACTTGATGAGGTTGCAAAGAGAAATCCAAACCTTGTTAAGATGGGTAGAATCACAAAGATTCGCCGAAGAATTAGAAGAAATGCCAAAGGTCGTATTGTTGTGCAGAAGAACAAAAGACGCTCAGGCATTAAAGGTTATAGAATTGTAGGTAACTCTGTAAGAAGAATACCTGCAAATGTTAGATTACATAAAGCACGAATGTTGAAACGTGCATGGAAAACAACTAGACGATCTAAATTGCGCCGTTCGCTATTGAAAAGAAAAATGTCAATGCGTAGACGCTCATCAATGGGACTAAGATAAAATGGCATATGAAATTACAAATTCAATGAGAGGTGGTTCAGTTATTCGCGTGGTTGATCCAGGCACAGCGACCATCACTCTAAATGATCTAAGAGCAAATGCTTATACAGAAACTGTTACTGCTGCGGCAATTCGTAGAGTTACATGGTCAACAAACGGTTCTATTTCTATCGTAAGAAATAGTGTACCTATTTTAATGTTGCACAATGCAGGCGAAATGAGATTTGATGAAATGGGTTATGCTGTAGCTAATAACAACAACCAAAGTATTGTGATTACAGTTACAACAGGCGGAACTCTTGTTATGGATATTTCTAAAACTGCTACCTACAATGTAGCACCAGATACAGGATTCTCAGTATGAAACTTATAACAGAAACCATTGATGATGTAAAGTATCTTACCGAAACAGCAGAAAACGGTAAGAAAAAATTATACATTGAAGGAACATTCCTTGTTGCTGAACAGGTCAACAAGAACAATCGTATGTATAAAATGGATACGATGCGCCGCGAAGTGCAGCGTTATGCAGAAGAATACATTAAAACTAATCGTGCCTTAGGAGAACTTGGTCATCCAGATACTCCTTCTATTAATCTAGAACGTGCATCGCACAAAATCATTTCATTGTCCGAAGATGGCAATTCTTTCTATGGTAAAGCACTTATCTTAGAAACACCATATGGACAAATCGTAAAGAACTTCATCGACAACGATGTGAATCTTGGTGTTTCTTCTCGCGCTATGGGTTCACTTGTTCAAACAAAAGAAGGTTACAATTTGGTGCAAGATGATTTTAGACTTGCAACAGCAGCAGACATTGTAGCCGATCCTTCTGCACCAGGTGCCTTTGTTAATGGTATCATGGAGAATAAAGAGTGGATGTTTGTTTAGGGCAGATTCGTTGAAGTAGATTTTGACCGAGCAAAAAGGCAAATAAAGCAGGCTTCCAAAGGTCAATTAGAGGAAGTTGCGCTAAAACTATTCGAAAATTACTTGCGTAAACTTTAATTTTTATAAATAAGAAATCATAAGGAGATTCCTAATGGCAACAAATAAACTAATGGAAGCGGCAGCAGAAATTCTTGCATCAAGCAAGAGTAAAGCTGGTGCTATGCCTCCCGAAAAACTACCAGCAGAAATTCACGATGCAGGTGGACCAACTCCACAGAATTATAAGAACGATGATAATTCTGCAAAGATTACTCCATCTACCAAGAGTGCTACTGCTCCAACAACCAAATCTTCTGATGCTTCTCCAGACAAGCAAGAAATGCTTGGCGGTGGTAAGAAGACAATGAAAGAAGAAGAAGTTCAGGATGATGAAGTCATTGCTGAAACAGAAGAACAACTAGAAGAAAAGAAAGAATGGAAAGCAAAGATGAAGGAAGATGTTAATGCCCTTTTTGCTGACGATTCTACTATTTCAGAAGAATTTAAAGAGAAAGTTTCAACCATTTTTGAAGCCCGTGTTGAAGATCGTGTAGCACAGATTCAAGAAGAAGTTGAAGCAAAGTATGCAGGTATGCTTGAAGAAGCTATCGCAGAAATGAGCCAAGACCTAACCGAAAAGGTTGATGATTATCTCAACTATGTTGTTGAGCAATGGATGCAAGACAATGAACTTGCAATCGAATCAGGTCTGCGTTCAGAACTTTCAGAAGAATTCATTGCTGGTCTACGCAACCTATTCGCTGAACATTACATCAATGTTCCAGAAGATAAGGTTGACCTTGTTGATGAACTTGCAGGTAAAGTTGAAGAACTTGAAAGCAAGCTTGATGAGGAAATTGAGCGTGGTATTTCTTATGCCAAGGCTCTTGTAGAATCACGCAAGAATGATATTACCCGTGATGTATGCGAAGGTCTTACAACTACTCAAGTTGAAAAAATCAAATCACTCGCAGAGAGTGTTGAATTCTCCACAGAGGACGAATACAAAACCAAACTTGAGACAATCCGTGAGAACTACTTTCCTTCAGGTGCCAAAAAAGCTACTGAAGACCAGCTTCACGAACAGGTAGAAGAAACAACCAACAATGTTGCTATCAATGATCCATTTGTTGCCGCTGTTTCTAAAGCAATTTCAAAAACTAAGTTATAATAGTAAAACAAGGAGATAATAAATGTATTTGTCCGAAGGTCTACAAAAAAAATGGGAAGGTGTTCTAGAACACGCTGATCTTCCAAAGATCACAGACCCATACCGTAAAGCGGTTACAGCAGTTATTCTAGAAAACCAAGCAGTTGAGATGCAGAAAGAAGCTGGCATTCTTCACGAAGCCGGTTCACCAACAAACTTCGCTGGTACAGGCGGTTTCGGTGGTGGCGCAGCAGCAGCAGGTCCAGTTGCTGGTTTCGATCCAATCCTAATCTCATTGGTTCGCCGTTCATTGCCTAACCTAATCGCTTATGACATTTGCGGTGTTCAGCCAATGACAGGTCCAA